CTTATAAAGTTTTAAGATACTCATGCATAACAGACGATAATAATGAAGAGGTTTTGTGGGGGGATCATTTTCCTTACGAGCAGGCGATCATTCACCGTTCGGAGATGCGTCCTGCTGACTTCCAGTTGGTGTACCAGAATGTGGACATCCCAGGGCTGGGTGCTTCCTTCACTCAGGAGATGCTCGATGAGTGTAAAGATTCGTCTAGGACTATAGGACATTACCAGTCTGATTGGCGTTTGATCGCTGGTCTTGATCCTGCTGGGGGTAATAAAGATTCTGGTTACACAGCGTTTTCTTTAGTGGGCGTGGATTTGCGTACTGGTAAACGCTATTTGGTGGATCAGGTTGCGGTTAAGTCTATGAAAGCTCCTCAGATGAAGGATCAGATTATTGCTTGGACTGAGAAGTACCCTTTGTTTGAGTGGCGTGTTGAGAATAATGGTTTACAGTCCCAGTTGGTGCAGTACAACACGGAGATCATTCAGTATCTCGCTAAGAAGGGTGTGAGGGTTGTTCCGCATACTACTCATAAGAATAAGTGGGACCCTCAGTTTGGTGTTGAGTCTATTGCTCCTTTGATGACTGCTGAAATGTTTTCTATCCCTTGGGGTAACGCTCCTACTTGTAAAATGTTCCAGCCTTGTATTGAAGAATTTGTTGCTTTCCCTATGGGTATGGTTTCTGACAGAGTGATGTCAACTTGGTTCGCTGATCTCGGTTGTCGTGACCTGTTAAGCCGTGCTCATCTTCCGATGTTTAATGAGAGGATGAAGGTCCCTAATCGTATTAGGAGACGTAGGCATGTTGTTGATTTTCAGAATCAGGAAGCTAGGAGAGTTAATTTAGCTGACCAAAGAGGCGGTCATATGAGCAGGGGGCAATGGGGGTATAGAAGACAAACTTTAGGTACTCCGCAAGCACATGAAGCTGTGGAAGAGTATGATGAAGACAAAGGTCCTAAGTTCGTTAATGTGGAAGGACATGTGTCAGATAAGTGACACTTTATTTCCACTTGGTGGGAATGTATTGTTTAAGAATAGAAAAAATTCAAAAGCGTTTAAGAAAGCGCAGGAAAGTGCTGGAGATGATGAAATTGTCTGCGGCACTTATGACAGTAACGGAGAGCCTTTGTATTTCACAGCGCCTAGAGGAGCAACAGAAGAAGAGATCAGGAATCTCGCTTTTGCTTCTAGGAATGGGCGACCCATGTCTAATTTAGAGAATGGTTTATTAAATATGGCAGAGGAACGGAAAAGATAGATGTTAGATATTGACAAGCTTCCTGCTATGTATAGTGCTTGGAGGACAAGGTACGAAGAACGTGATCTCAGGTGTGACATCATTGATCGTACCGTTAAGGGTGACTTTGATGAGTTTGACCCTGATGAGGAGAATGTAACCGTTCGCTCACCTAACCTTATTCAGGTGGCGTTGGAAGACACTGCTGAGGCAGCGTCTGTCATTCCTACTATCAGAGTTCAACCTTCTAAAGCCACTCAAGCTTCCAAGAGGGTAGCTACTCGTATGGAAAGAATAGCTACTTCGTACATGCAGGCAAATGGCGTTGACCTTCTTATACCTAGAGCTGTTATGGATATGGCAGCTTATGGTTTTAGTGTTTGGTCAATTAGCCCTGATTTTGAGCAAAAGATCCCTCTTATAGAAAGGCGTGATCCTAGGACTTGTTACCCTGAACCAGGGTTCAGACCAGGGGACACGGTTAGGAAGGTGATGTTCGGAAGGGAGGTGTATTACACCCAGCTTCCTGAAGTTTACCAAGACATGCTCGTAGAGTTTGTTGGTGCTAATGGGTTGGGAGTGATAGACGACAACACGAAAGTAGTTTTAGTAGAATACTATGACGACCATGAATATGTCCTTTGTGGCATGTATCAAGGTAATCATGACACCTTCCACCGATTCAGCTCAGGGGACTACGCTCTTTATCCTATTGAATTAGAGCGCATTGAGAATCCGCTAGGGGTTTGTCCAATAGTTATAGGTTCGAGAATTACTTTGGATGGTGAGTTCCGAGGACAGTTCGACCAAGTCGTAGGTCTTATGGAAGCTCACATAAGGTTGATGTCTATGGTGTTGGATTATGCGGATCAAGCAGTGTATTCCGACATTTTTGTTAAAGACTTGATTGGGGAAATGCCGTATGGTGGTGGTGCGTACATTGAATTAGGACCGCAAGGTGCTATTGGTCGTGTCCCACCAGCGGTGTCCTCACTTAATGTTCAAGCGGACATGGCTCAACTTATAGAGGGTATCCATCTTGGTGGTAGGTACCCTAAGTCACGACCAGGTGAAATAGATCAGAGTATAGCTTCAGCGAAGTTTTTGGAATCGTCTGTTGGAATGATGAACACTGCTATACGCACATATCATCAGATACTGCAATCGAAACTGGAGAAAGCTCTTCGTATTGCTTGTATGACAGATCAGAATTATTTCCCTGGCGAAAAAGTAGCTGGTGGAGTGTTAAGGAACCAAGAGTTTTTAGAGGAATATCATTCTGGTAAAGACATTGATATGTCTAACAGATTGAGAGTCGAATACGGTTTGGGTATGGGTAGAGATCCTGCTCAGTCTGCTGTTCTGCACATCCAATACTCACAGAACGAATTTGTTTCTAAAGAGTTCGTGCAGGAGAACCTTGACGGTTTGACGGATGTGGCTAGGGAGCAGTCTCGTATTGACGCTGAGAAGTTCCGTGCTATGGCTTTAGCTAAGTTGTTGCAAGGTTTGGAACAGGGAACTATCCCTGATTCGGCTCTTGTGGAGATAGCTAAAGCAAGAATGCAAGGTGATGATTTGTTCGAGTTGTTTGACAAGTACATTGTTAAACCTCAAGAAGAGCAACAGGCTCAGATGTTGCCTGCTATGGCAGGAATGGGTTTGCAGGCTGGAGCTCCTATGGGCGCTTTACCTCAAGGACCAGTTCAGGCGGCACCACAAGGAGCTGATCTTTTAGCAAGAATAGGTTCACCAGCAGGTCCTGGTGGAATGTTAGGAGCAGAGGTACGTGGCTGAACCAGATATAGTTGAGAAAACACCGACACAAAACATGTCGGTTAATAAACCTGAGTCTGGGACTTACGGTGAAAGAGCTGAAACTGATCGTTTAAAAAAGGAACTGCCTTCTTCAGGTGGTCCTGTTCAGGGTCAACAACAGGCTCCTCCTAGAGCGCAAGCCACTCCGAATCGTCCTCCTGAAAATATGCCTATTCCAGAAGAAGCAGGACCTAAAGGTGTGCCTAATGTTTTGATGCATGAAGGTAAAGGTTTGAATCCTTTAATGCCTTCTACTGGTGGTGTGATGGCTGGACCACAAAATACTGCTCAAGCTCGGATGGCTTTATTGGATTCTTTAGCTAACAGTAGAGAAGTTTCGGAAGAGACTAGAGAGTGGGCTCAGATTGTTTTAGGGATGCTGTTAGATGGCTCACGTTCCTGAACATATTGAGGAAATACCTGTAACACCTCCAGAACAGGACAGAGAAACCCTTATAGAAACCTTTCAAAGGAACCCTATTAGTGGTTTGGGTAAAACAGCTCAAATGTTTATGCCTTCTTGGTTGTCGGGTCAGCAACAAGGGGAGCTTTCTTTAGGAGACACTGTTAAAAGCATGATCGAATGGACTCCTGTTGTAGGGGACATTATGGATCTTAGAGAAGGAACTGATTTTCAAAACGATTTAGACCCTCTTGAAAGAGGTTTAGCTATATTCGCTGGTTTAGGTGTGGGTACTGCTGCTGTTAGAACAGTCGGACCTGCTGCTACGAAGGTGACTTCTGCTGCTTATTCCTCTATGAGAAACAGGTACAGGAATCTGGTTCGTGAACAATACGAAGCTTTACGTCCTGCTGCTGCTGCAGCTCAACCTATAGATATGAACTATGAGGATGTCAGGTTAGAGCATAGAGCTAAACAAAGAAGCACAGGTGGGGGAAGGGTTCTTAGTGTAAAAGAACGAGCGATTGCTGATGCTTTAGATGTAAAAGACACTCCACGTTGGCAGAAAATAATGTTGGCAGACACTCCTAGAGAACTAGCAGATGCTTTATGGAAGAATCTGCCTCAGTATTTTGACCCTGCCAAGGTTTCTGATCGTGGAGATGATATTGGTTTAGATCCAGCAGTGCGAGGAGATTTAGGGGATAGAGAAGGTTACGCTAACCAGTTACCTGCATCTCTTAATACTGCAGCTTTTATGGCTATGATAACGGATCTTGGATCACTGATGATTAAAAGAGGTCTTATAGAAGGGGAGTTAGGTTCACATACTGGTGATAGTACTCAAATGTGGTATGCCGATCCTACTGACACGCCAGAAGGTTTGTTGAATTACAACGAAAGTAATGTTCCTCAAGATCATATGGACGCAGCTACTTTAGGTTTGTCCATTATTTCGCAAGTGTTTGAAAAAGGATTATTAATAGACTCAGGACCTGGCGGTCAAATATATGACAGTCCTTATAAGTTGCTTAAAAGCTTGCTTCAACCTGAGGATATGGCTGAATTTATTTTTGCTCAACATGCGACTATCCCAAATGAAACTAAAGGTGGAGTTTGGAGTCAACAGTGGAACGAAGACTTTGGACAATTGTTGAATTTGATTGTGGATGTTTCCGCAACAGTTTTGAAATTTAGCGGTCCTGATATGGCTTTGGCTCCTCATTTACAATGGGGCGGTTTCTATGTAGACGGTGATGGTCGAGTGCAAGGTAATTTAAACTTGCATGTTCTACCTAACAAACGGTTAGTAGACACAAAAAATGGTGTTTTGTTGGGTTCTAAAAAAGATTTCACAAAAGCTATTTACAGTATGGACCCAGAAAGTCTTGTGCCTCAATTTGTTTTGAATTTGCTTTCTGTTGCTCAAGGAGAAACAGGTGTGAGCTTGACACCAGAATATCGACAAGCAGCTAAAGAGTGGTATCCGAAATTTAACAAATTGATTCATGTTATTAGCGAAAAATTCGGTATGAGTCCTATGAGTGTAGGCGCTGCTATATCTTCGTTATCTCCACAAACCGAGTGGGATCAGAACATTAATCTTGGTATCAGAGCTGCCATTGAATACGCAATGGGAGAAGTCGATCCAAAGACACAACTACAGATAGTTAATGAGGTTAGACAAGAAGCAGGTTATCCACTTGTTACAGAATTAAATGATGCACAATTGCAACAAGATCGTTGGTCTAAAGCTCAAAAAGCTTTAGCTGGCGAGAACCCTATAAAACTTTTACGGATGTTGAAAACAATGTCGTTTGCACATAATGGTTTGTTCCCAGAAGGAACTGCTGCTGATAGTGCAGAAGGGGTAAATGTAATAACAGGTGATATTCATTTCATGCGAGCATTGATGGGTTTCTTTTTTACTCTTGACGCACCTTGGATGGCTCCAGGTAGAGAAGTTTGGGTTGGTGAAAAATGGGAAAATCTTTTAGGTAAAGACTTTGCCGACAGAGCCGCAGAACAAGGTTTACTTTCAGAAGAAGAAGCAGCAAGTGGTGAATTTTGGAAGATAGAAGCAGGAGAAGGGACTGTTCCTACAGAAATAAT